CCGAAGCCACAGCGCACTTGGTACAAAGCACTCCTCCACCGCCAGTTCAATACAAGTGCGAAGTACAAAGTGCGCAGTGCGCAGTCCACAGCCCAGCGTGGCACTATGCGAACATGACAAAACAACTGGTAGTTAAGCAAGACGTCGAGTCCATGCTGTCTGATCTCACAGACATGCAGCGTGGATATGCCGAGGCCCGACTTCATGGCCTGTCACCCTTAGATGCGGCGAAAGCAGCAGGATTTAGTCACCCATCGATACAATGCCACGCATACGAGAAGCACCCGAAGATCTCGCCGATTATAACTATGGCTGGTTCAGCGAGCTTGGAACGTTACCAGCTCTCCAGAGACGATGTAGTGAGTGGTTTCATGGACGCTGTGAACGCGGCGGGCTCGAGCACCGAGCTTACAGCGGCCTGGCGCGAAATTGGGAGGATGTTAGGTCACTACGCTCCGGAGCAGCACCAGCACCGCGTGCAAGTCGAGAACATGACGTTGAACAAGTTGGAGACGATGTCGGACGCGGACTTGGCGGAGCTCGCCGAAATGGACGAATTTACATTACCGAGAGACCACGAGCTGGTCGCGAAGTACGAGGTGCTTGAAGAATGACCTCGCGGAATGGTACAATCGCTCCACAATGAGCGACAAGAAATATGAGAAAAACCATTCTGCCGAACGGCGAGCGCCTGTTGACGAATTACCGAACCGTAGCGGACCAAAGGCGCGTAAGCACGCTAAACTTTATAAGATCGAGTCGCGTTGGACGCTATTCGACAAGAACGCTCCCTGGCGTACCCATAATCGCTATCGAACTGCTAAAGCCCGTGACGAAGCACTTCGCAAGCTCAAGCGCGACCGAATCAAGACTTACCGGCAATGGAACGGCCACGAGCACAGCTGGGGCCACTCCATAGAGTACCGATGAGCGATGAACGAACCTGTAAAATATGCGGGCATACTTCGACCGACTACCGGCAGTTTAGTGGAAAGACTGGTATGTGCGTCCCGTGCAAAGCTGGACAGGATAAAGAGAAGCTTAAAGCTGCTGCGGCTAAACGCCGATCCACGAAAGATACAGCAGCTGCACGCAAGGCAGCGAGTGCTAAAGCCCGCGCTTCACGAAGAGCCAGCGCTACTGCAAAGCGCAAAGCAGAGAAACAGGCCGCCGTCGATGCTGCCAAGGCTGACCGCGCCGCCAATCGACAAGTCAAACAGTCTAATCTCCGAATTAATATCGCGAAGCGAGAGCTGGCAATCCGCCACCTGTCTCGACAGCATCTGCTACCATTCGTCTTACGGATGGAGCCTGACGACTATCTTCCGGGATGGGTGCATAAGGATATATGTGCAAGGCTGGAGCAATTTGAGAAAGATATTCTCGATAAGAAGTCCCCGCGACTCATGCTTCAGATGCCACCTCGCCATGGGAAATCTCAGCTCGCGTCTGTCAACTTTCCTGCTTGGTACCTCGGACGAAACCCGAAGCACGAGATAATAAGTGCGACGTATGCAGGTTCGCTGGCCAAAGAATTCTCGAAGAAAGTCCGTGGCCTCATGCGGGAACCTCGCTACAAGCAAGTCTTTCCGAAGTGTCATCTCAACAAGGATTCTCAAAACATCGATGGCTGGCACACTACCGTGGGCGGTGGGTATGTACCTGCAGGAACTGATGGTGGTATCACTGGTAAAGGTGCCCATTGTCTCATTATCGACGACCCCGTCAAAAACGCTGAGGAAGCTGAGTCCGCCACCCAACGTGCCAGCGTGCAGGCTTGGTACAGCTCTACGGCGTATACACGGCTTAGCCCCGGCGGCGGAGTCCTCATCATCCAGACTAGATGGCACGATGACGACCTGAGTGGCTGGCTTGAAAACAAAATGCACGCGGGTGATGGTGAGGACTGGGAAATTGTCCGATACCCAGCAGTGGCACTTAAAAATGAGCGCTACCGGAAGAAAGGGGAAGCGCTCCACCCCGAGCGTTACCCAGCTCCCGCACTCAACCGCATTGAGCGCGCAGTCGGTCCGAGGGTATGGGATGCTCTCTACCAGCAGCACCCTGTTGCTGAGGACGGAACGTATTTCACGAAAGACATGATGCACTACTATACGGGCAGCCCACCGGCCCGTATGCATTACTATGCAGCATGGGATTTTGCAATTGGTAAGCTCGACCGAAACGATTATACAGTTGGCGTAACTGTTGGCGTGGATATGGAAGACAACATTTGGGTTGTCGACTGCCGCCGTGGCCGCTGGGATTCGTTTGAGATAGCCGAGCAGGTTGTCGATATGCACAAAGAATTTAACGCTCAGTTGACTGGCGTCGAACGTGGCCAGCTGAGTATGGCTATTGGGCCATACCTCGACAAGCGGATACAGGAAGAGAAGCAGTACCACCTGGCGCTGAAAGACCTGCCGCCGGGGAAGAGAGATAAGGAGTCGCGCGCCCGCGTAATACAGGGCCGTATGAGGCAAGGCAAAGTGTTCTTCCCAAGGAACGCACTTTGGATGACCGAAATGAAAGAGGAGATGATGAAATTTCCTCTAGGACAGCACGACGACATGGTTGACGCCCTCGCCTACGTCGGGCTACTATTACAAGATATGTCACCTCCACCGGAGTTGAAAGACCCAGACCCGTACGCAAAGGGATGGCGGAAGCGAATGAAGACACAACTAACCGTACCGCGCGCAGGAATTGCACACGGCGGTTCATTTATGAGACGATAGATGAAAGTTAAAAGCGTAACGATCGAGACAGACAAAGGTGCCGAAATCACCATGAGTCTGGAAGAAGTTGACGATTTCATGAAGGCTATGCACAGACTCAAGAAGTCATGCGCCGAACCGAAGCCCGTGCGCCAGATCCAGATGATAGAGGAGCAGAAACGCGCCGGGGAAGGACGCCGCCGCCTTGCGGGTCAGCCCAAGTGGGGAAGTACCTCGAACCAAGCGCTAAGTGCTTCGTCACTGAGGAACAGCGTTTGAGTTTCGTGCAACGCAGAGGTAAGTTTAAAATGCATTCAGATGTCGTGTTCAGTAATGACCCGATGGTGGATGCGTTCTTTCGTCAGATCAGAGTTTACGACGCGACGAAGAAGGAAGACATAGTCCACTACAAAGGAGTGTCAGTGGTTTTCGAAGAGATACTGGACGATGAGCCAGAACCGTCCTACGACTTGTACGTAGAGTCCGGCATGCTGTATGCCGAGCGTAACGATTTTCAGGAAATATAATGCCAGGGCAAGAAATGGGAATGGCCGACAAGGCCGCGAAGGATAACTGGAACTCATACCAACGGTCAAAGGATGCTGGCCATGATGTGTATGTAGCCCAGGCAAAGAAGTGCGATCGGTTCTATCAGGGCGGTGGCCAACAGTGGACGGGCCCCGACAGGGCCTACCTCGAATCAGTCGGTAAACCTGTCCTAGAAATTAACCTGATCCTCAGCACAGTGAACTCACTACTGGGGGAACAATCATCCCAGCGAGTAGACATTGTATACAAACCCAAAAAGAAAGCCGCCACTGAAACAGCCGAGGCCCTCACCGCCGTCGCGATGGCTATTCAAGACGACAACCGGTTCGACTGGGTCGAGTCACAGATCTTCGCCGACGGGGTCATACAGGACCGTGGATTCTATGACGTTCGCATTGACTTCGAGAAAGACATCACGGGAGAGGTGCGTATTACCTCAGAAGACCCCATCAATATCATGCTCGATCCGGACGCGAAGGAATATGATCCTTCTACCTGGAACGAAGTAATCAAAACCAGGTGGATGACTCTTGACGAGGTTGAAGAACAGTATGGCAAAAAGAAACGTAAGGCCGTCGAAGCATACGTCAATACATCCAACACGTTTGGATCTGACTCGATTACACTTGAAGAGGAAACCTTCGGCGAATCGGAGCAGTGGTTCGGTGAATGGCAACAGAACGACGACTCACGAGATATCCGCCGTGTACGGATTATCGAGCGCCAGTATAAAAGATTAGGAACGCAGCGCATCTGGATCGACAATGAGACAGGTGACATATCAGAAATCCCGGAGATGACCAATGATGTCAGAGCAGACGAAATCGCAGAAGAACATAATCTCAGTGTTTCGTCCAAACGGAAACGACGTATACGCTGGACTATCAGTTGTGACGGAGTTACTCTCCTTGACGAATGGTCGATTTATCGCTCTTTCACCATCGTTCCATACTTCCCGTATTGGAGGCGAGGACGTCCGTTTGGTGTCGTGCGAAATCTACTGTCGCCGCAAGAGCAACTGAACAAGCTCGAAAGCCAAGAGTTGCACATAGTAAATACGACTTCCAACTCCGGATATACCGTGGAAGCTGGAACGCTCGTCAACATGACAGAGGAAGATCTTGAAGCCAGAGGCGCAGAGACAGGGCTTGTACTCGTTCACCAGAAAGGGTCAAATCCCCCTCAGAAAATCAAACCGAACCCTGTCCCGACCGGGATTGATCGCATGTCCGGTAAATCCGCGCAGCACATCCGCACGATCTCGGGCATTGATGAAAGCATGCTCGGAGCTGTCAACCCGGAAATAAGCGGCGTTGCAATGAAGGAAGGCCGCAAAGGCGGTCTGGTTCAGATGCAAGTACCGTTCGACAACCTGGCTCGTACTAGGCACTTGGTCGCCGAGAAGATGCTGGAACTGATTCAGGATTTCTATACTGAAACCCGCGTATTCAAAGTTGTTGACTACCATGACCCCGAGCAGGGCGAGAAGGAAGTCGGGCTCAACATTCCGGCCGAAGACGGTTCGTTCCTGAATGACCCCTCGCTGGGCGAATACAGTATCACTATTAGTACCGCCCCAGCCCGCGACTCCATGGAAGAGACTCAGTTCGCTGAGGCTATCTCCCTGCGTGAAGCAGGCGTACAGATCCCCGACGACGTCGTCATCGAGAACAGCTCGCTGCAACGCAAGCACGAAATCGCGAAACGCGTACGTGATATGCAGGGCATGGGCGAGATGACCGAAGAGCAGCTTGCACTCCAGCAAATGAAGATTGAGATGGAAATCAAGAATGCGCAGTTGCAATTGCAGGAGATGGAGGCTAAAATCGGTAAACTTCAAGCAGAAGCAGCCTTGGCAATGCAGAAAGCGCAGAGCGAAGGTAGAAGCGGTGAGGAATTCCAGATGGAGTACCAGCTGCAAATTGCCCAGCTTAAAGGTCGCATGGCAGAGAAAGCTGCTGATCTGCAGACAAGTCTGGAACTGGCTGGTATTCACACCAGTGCCGACATGCAGAAGACAATGTTTCAATCGCTCAGCCAACGCACCACGGCCGAGCTCGGTAACCGGACTACGCTACAAGTGGCCGGTCTAAACGCACAGGCGAAATCGCTGCCTGCTCCTAAAGCGAAAAAGTAACGAGGCCACCAATGCCACCAAAAAAAGGCGCGCTAGATGCAGCTCCGGAAAATGACAAGGAAGACGTCGGAGAAGATATAATATTCGCAGGAGCGGATGAACACGAACACGACGAAGAGGCTGATACAGCCGATCGCGGTGACGACCCGAACGCTGAGCAACTAGCAGCCGAAGATGAAACAGAAGATGAAGCTGAAGCACCTGCTAAAGCAGCATCGGAAGAAGGTGAAGCTGAAGATACCCCCGCTAAAGCCGAAGCAGCAGTGGAAGACGCTGAAGACGAAGCTGAAGACGAAGGTGAGCCGGAGGACGACAAAGTCTCGAACTACGTCTCCAAAGACAGATTCAATGCCCTCAACGAGCGGATGAAGCTGGCCGAGCAGGCTCTCTTGGACAAGGAAGCTGAACTCGCAAAACCCGAAGAAGAAGCTGCACCAGCGTTCGACTTCGACGCGAAGGAAATGGAATACATGGAATTCGTCACCGATGGTGAGTTTGAGAAAGCGAAGACTATCCGTCAAGAAATCCGCACCGCCGAGCGCGAAGCCATCGAAGCAGATGTCGCCTCCAAGACCGGCAACAGTGCTGCCCGCGTCAACGAGCAGATTGTATTCAACAACAAGATCGAAGAACTGAGCGAAGAGTTTGATCAGTTCAATACGCAGCACGAATCGTATGACCAGGTTCTGGTCGACGAAGCTGTCGATCGGCGCGACCTGTTTATTGCTCGCGGTATGTCCATGGCAGACGCACTCGACAAAGCCGCCCGCGAAGTCGCAAAGCTTTACGACCTACCGAGTAATTTCGAAGCCGCAGCCGATGCGGAACTCGAAAGAATCGCGGCTGAGGAGAAAGGAAAGACTCCTGCGGCGAAGAAGGCTGATGTCAAAAAGAAAGTAGCTCAGAAGGCAGCACAACCGCCGAAGATGGAAGAAGGTAGCTCTCAAGAAGAAGCGCCAACGTCCGCTCTCGGCATGACCGACGGTGAGTTCGACGCACTACCGGAATCAACCAAAGCGCGCATGCGCGGCGATATCCTTTAAACAAAACAGCCCCCGCACAGGGGGCTTTATAATTCAAGCACATTCGTGGGCATCGGAACGTCCACGGTAATAAATTCAATTCCCGCATAACGGCAGCGAAAGCCCAAATTAACTTAACTTTTAACTTGGAGTACAAGAAAAATGGCTACAACCAATTTTTCGCTGCTTACTGATGAACAAAAGACCGTATGGTCTCGCGACATTTGGAAGGCGGCTCGTAACTACTCGTTCATGAACAACTTTACTGGTTCTGGCCCGAACGCCATGATCCAGCGCATTACTGAGTTGACCAAGACCGAGAAAGGTGACCGTGCGGTCATCACCCTCGTTGCCGATCTGGAATCAGATGGTATCGCAGGGGACAACCAGTTGGAAGGCAACGAAGAGAGCATCAAGGCATACGACGAGGTCATCACCATTGACCAACTGCGTAACGCCAACCGCTCGAAAGGTCGTATGTCTGATCAACGCTCAATCGTGAAATTCCGCGAAAACTCTCGTGACGTACTGGCCTACTGGCTAGCTGATCGTTTGGACCAAATGGCCTTCCTGACTATGTCTGGTGTGTCTTATGCGTTCCAAAACACTGGTGGTGCTGCACGCCCCGCTGGTTCTCAGCTGCAAAACCTGGCCTTCGCCGCTGACGTTACTGCACCTTCCGCCAATCGCCACTATCAGTGGGACGAAGGCACCAAGTCTCTGGTAGCTCCATCTCCGGGTGATCTGGTAGCAGGCGATATCGGCACCGGTGACTATCCGTCTTACGCCATGTTGGTAGCAGCTAAAGCTGAAGCCAAAACCAGTTATATCCGTGGTATTCGCGGACCTGGTGGTGACGAGATGTATCACGTGTTCCTGAGCCCGAAAGCCATGGCCAAGCTGAAGCTTGACACTGACTTCCTGGCCAACGTACGTAACGCAGGCCCGCGCTCCAAGAGCAACGTCCTGTTCAGTGGATCTATCCCGACCATCGACGGTCTGGTAATTCACGAGTACCGCCACGTGTACACCCCGAACAGTGCCACTGCTTTTGCAGTCGACGCTTGCCGGGTTCTGTTCTGCGGAGCTCAATCCATGGGTATTGCTGATCTTGGTATGCCTTACTGGGACGAGATCGACAAGGACTACAAAAACCAACAAGGTATAGCCGTTGGTAAAATTTGTGGCCTCTTGAAGCCTCAATTCCCTTCATTTGTGACTTCGACCACTGAAGACTTCGGTCTGATGGTCATCGACGTCGCACAATAAGGAGATACGAAAATGTCTATTACACAAAGCTCAGCACGACAGTATCCCTTGGTTGCCCGAGTTGACTTCATCGAGACTGATCTTCCGGCCGCAGCGACTTATGAGGCAATTGAACTGCCTGCTAATTCGATTGTTGTCGGTGGTTACCTTGAAGTTGGCACTCTGTTCGATGGCGGCGCAGATAACACTCTCACCATTTCTGGTGGCGGTTGTTCTACTGCGGCTATCGATGTTGACGCAACTGGCGGTTCCACCGGCCTGACTGCCCTCACCGTAACCGGTGTGGTCAATGCAGCTGGCGACACCGTCGACGTAGCACTTGGAGGCACCATCGGTGGTACCGCTGGTGTTGCAAGTCTGGTTGTTGAATACATCATAGTCGAACGCGACAACGAAAACCAAGGTTAATCCTGGTTGTACCGAAGGCCCCTGTGCTGTAAAGTATAGGGGCCTTTTTTTTTATTCAACCGGAGAAACCTTAAATGGCAAAGTACGTATCAATCATCGAACGCCGTGTCGCTACCACAAAAGGAGTCACACTTTGCTTCCAACCAATGGTACCCCTGGAAGTACACCCAGTAATTGAAGAAGATGTCATTGCCGCAGGACTCGTCCGCGAAGACATCTTTAACGCCGCTATGAAAGGCGACTTGACCGCAGTGCAGGCCGCGTCAGTAGGCGCTTCCGTCGGACAGCAAACTCTCGAAGCAGGTATCTCTGCCGATGAACCAGCACCTGTCAAACCCGAAACCGACGAAGACGCCTTCGACCGCGTTGTCGAGGAAATGAAAGCTGCCAAAGCAGAAGACGCCGAACGCGCCGCAGCCATCGCAGAGATGGAAGCCCGTGCCGATGCCGAAGCTGAAGCATCAGAAAAAAGCCCCGTTTTCGATCAGGCAGTATTTGAGGCAGGCGTGCGGGAAATCATCGCGAAAAACGATCCTGCATCATTAACCCCCAAGGGAGCACCGAAGGCTTCTGTTCTGGCCGACCTCGTAGGTTTCGAGGTTAAGTCAATTCAGATTACGAACTTCCTTAGAAACCTGGAATAATATATGCTTGGCAGCGCAGTTATCGATAGAGCCCAACGGATTCTCAACGACACCACCGCTGTTAGATGGCTAGCTGCTGACCTCCTGGATTGGCTTAACGAGGGGCAACTCGCAGCAGTGCGTATTGCCCCCGAAGCCCACACTGTTACCGCGATCTTTCAGCTGGTGACAGGAGTCCGACAGAACCTCACGGCCCTCGCCTCGGCTGCCGCCACGGAAGTACCTCTGCGGCTGATCGAAGTCGTACGTAACGTCACCGACGCCACTGGGTTCCCAGCACTTCGTGCTATCCGCATGGTAAATCGCAGATCGCTGGATCAGGGAAATCCTGACTGGCCAGCAGACACAGCGGCCGCGCTCGTAGAGAACTACATGTTCGACTCGCGCAACCCCAAAGAATTCATGGTATACCCGCCTCAGCCCGCCACCGGTGGGTTTGTAGAAGTGGTGTACTCGGCCGAGCCCGCAGCATTGTCGCTCGATTCCGACCCGATCGCCCTCGACGACTCGTATGGACCGGCCTTGGTCGACTACATCGTATACCGCGCACTTAGCACTGACGCTGAGTACGGCGAGAATAGCGCTAAAGTCGCGCAGCACTTCAATCAGTTCATGGGTGCCCTTACACAGAAAACCGGTATCGACGCATCTGTCGAGCCGTTGCCAGCTACCACTACGGTTGAATAATGCCTAATACACTCGGATACTACTACCCTCGCCTGCGCCTGCAGTGTTCCGGAGCGCCTGAGCAAGTGCTAGGTGACTCGGTGCTTCGTGCTATGGCGACCATCGCGCGGGAGTCCGGCGCGTTCCACAAGGACATTCCGCCAGTCGCGTTTGTTGACGGCACTTCCGACTACCCGTTTGTCTTGGATGGGTTCCGGATCGTGGACTTCCATAAAGTTTGGTTCGTCGAAGATTCTACTAAGACATCACTGTCCGATGCAGATAAGTTTCCCATCGAACGCGTCACTCACGCTGAGATGCACTTACTACTGAACGACGATAGAACAGCGCAGCGCCCTGACTCGTGGTCACATACAACCGAGATACCCGGATCAATCTCGCTCTACCCTTTTAATATTAACCCTGCTTTGGCGAACCCCGTAATCCACGTCGTCGCTGAGGTTGTACCGATCCGCTTGGCTGCACAGACGTTCAACATGGACCCCGACACCGCGCACTGGGGGCTCAGCTCGTTCTTCGACATCAACGAGGAGTTGATTATGAACCTCGCACTCGCGTACACCCTCGACTACCCGAACAAGTCTTGGTCGAACCGCACATACGCGCGCGGCCTCATGCAGGAAGCAGCCCGTGCCATCGGTGAGCTTAAGTCACTTGCAGCTGACGATATGCGTTCGGGCACACCCAGGGCCGTGAAATATGGCGGATATTAGGCTACATGCGTTCCGAGGCAAACGTCCCTACGTAGAAGCAGAGCATCTGCTTGGCCTGAGCGACGCTTCGGACTGCGACGACGTTATCTTCGAATCAGGACTCCTGAAAGGAGTCGACGACGATACCGTTACAGTCGCCGCCGACGCTGGCCTAGCTGCCAGCGAGACGCTGTATCAGTACGATACCACTGACGACTGGTTCTCCTTTGATGAGGACACCGACCTGGTGACGGCCACCAAGACGGCCACCGACGAGGTCATCATGTATACCAACGATGACGCCGCGACTGAGCCACGCTTCACGAATGCTGCTTTGATTGGCGTCGGCCCGAGCATTGGCGCTTTCCGCACACTCGGCCTGCCAGCGCCCACGGCCGCGCCTACCATCGCCCGCACAGGCACGGAAGACGCCGCCCCCGTATACGATACGCGCTCATACGTTTATACCTACGTCGATAGCGTATCTGGCATGGAGTCCGCCCCCAGCCCATCCTCGACCATCCTTACCCTCGACACCGTCGGACAGGCTGTGGATGTAACTACCGGCACTGTGGCACCGACCCACCCCGGCACTGGGGTGTACAACGTAGACAAGAAGCGCATCTACCGCACAGTCACCGGAACGGCCACCACCGCGTTCCAGTTCGTGGCCGAAATTACACTGGCGACTGCCTTATATAACGACTCGTTAGATTCACTGGAACTAGGTGAAGAACTGCTTACACAGGACTTCGAACAACCACCGGCCACTATGCAGGGCGTCACCGCGCACCCCGCAGGTTTCTTCGTTGGGTTCGACGGTAACACCATGTGCTTCTCAGAGCCGGGGTACTACTACGCATGGCCCCTGAAATACAGATTTGAAGTGGAGTTCCCCATCGTGGGGATTTCAACCATCGGCGGCTATGTCGCCTGTATGACACAAGGTGTGCCGTACCTGATCTCTGGCACGTCGCCATATAACATGGTGCCTCGTAAGTTGGACGCCTACTACCCGTGCGTGTCCAAACGCAGCATCGTCAACATGGGCGGCTACTGTGTGTATGCCGCAGAGGATGCGCTTGTGCAGATCAACACGCAAGGCGCGACCCCGATATCGAAAGGGCTCCTGACGAGAGAGCAATGGCAGAAAGCTGACCCGTCCAGCATATTTGGAACTCGTTGGAGAAACCTTTACTTGGCAGTCTACCCTGACACCGTTATAGGCTCCCTCACGCCTGCCCCACACATCGATATTTGGGCACCGCGAGCTTTGGAGGTCGGCATAACCACCGTCAACCGCGTGTACAAGTCCGACTTCGTCAAACCGTCGTCAGGCGACACGTACTTCGTGAACTCAGCGAACGAGATCGTCAACTTCGCGGAACAGCTTACGAGTACGACTGCGTGGTCGTGGGTAAGTAAACCCATCATGTTCGACACGCCTGTGAATTTCGCATGCATGCGGACAATAGGTAACTTCGGAGGAACCGTAACAATTGAACAAGATGAAACTGCTCAGTCTACAACAGGAGATTCTTACTCTTACACGACCCCGGCAATGGCGCTCGCTACGAATACTCCAATCAGACTTCCAGCGGGCATTAAGTACAAAGGAATCCGAGTCACAATCAATGGTGGGGCGGGTGACGAGATTCAAGAAATCCACATAGCTACGTCCATAGCCGAACTACCTGGAACAGCTGGCGATAAGAACTCAGGACCGCGTTAATGGTCCAGGCCATCACCACTGTTGAAGGGATACCGGCGATTCCCGACGTCATAGTCGAGGACGCAAACCTACAGGTAATGCTCGATACGATCAAAGAATCCATCGAGGTTCTGACGGGCACACGTGGCGACCCCAACTCACGAGCACTGACTTACGGCGAAGCGTCCGAAGGAGGGCTGACGGATCTATTCGTAACCAACAGAGTTGTCGAAGCAGCGATCGACTCCCAGTCGTCTATAACACTCACCGGTGATATATCAGGCTCAGGCACGTTTCTGGAAGACGGCACTGTCACAGTTGCCAACTTCATAAATCTCCCGAATGTCACGTTGATAAGCGGCGGCGGTGCAGCGGAGACATACCCCGGCGAGACCACCGGTCCGTACGGAGTGGTAAGTGGCGGAGGCGGGGGGTCAACAATTGTTATTCAGGACGAAGGCATCGCCCTCACCACGGACGCAGATACCTTGAACTTCGTGGGTGCAGGCGTAGTGGCGTCCGGAACTGGTGCCAACAAAACAATCACCATCACGGGCGCTGGCGGTTCGGATACTCAGATTCAGTTTAACAACGCTGGCGCGTTTGGCGGTGACGCCGCCCTCACGTTCAGCACCGTTACCGACTCGCTCTCCATCAGCAGCACGCTTTCAGCGCCAGCCGTATCGATCGGCGGCCCTGCGACAGCACTGCCAAAACTGGAACACCGCATCGCTGGTGTAGTCGTAGCGCACCTACAGTATGACGACCCCAACGACACGCTGCGTCTAGAAACTGAGAACGCCGCCACGCCCATTGGCATATACCCGAATAACACGCTGGTCGGGCTATTCACCGACGACGGTTTGGAGATGACTGGCAACGTCGATGTCACTGGCCAAGCGTGGTCTAACACGCACGCCCTTACTCAGGCGGCCACCATCGCGTGGGATTGCGACCTCGGTAACTCAGCAGAGACGACCATGACTGGTAACCGGACTCTTGGCGCACCAACCAACTTAAAGGATGGTGCCACATATGTGTTGAAGATCATACAAGACGGAACGGGCACGCGCACGCTGGCGTATAACGCCGTGTGGAAATTCCCCGGAGGCACAGCGCCAGTACTTTCAACCGGTTCCGGTGAGGTCGACATGCTGACAGCGTGGAGCGACGGCACGAACCTGTACGCGTCATTGCAGAACAACTTCTCATAATGTTTACTTTCCCGACAACACTGTACGCACCTGAGCTGGCACTCCCTGAGCAAGTATTCGTCGTCACCGAGGGCAACATCGCTGGTTCCAAGTGGGGGTTTAACCAGAACCCCCCAATGTTCGACAACGACGC